TAACGCCGCCTGCCTGTGAGAAGATCCGACAATCGCCCGGGGTGACAGCACTCTGACAGGGACACACGAATATGAAGCAGACTGGCTCACCCGCCTCGTCGGCAACCAAGGACGTCGGCCGTATCCGTCTCGGCGGTGGCTGGCGCCTTCCTTCGAGCAAGCCGAATCGTTGATCAAATAACGCCCTCGGTTGCCCCGTGGCCGTGGACACCCGCGGCTGCGGGGCTTTGCCTTCGATGACGGGAGTTGCGCTGTCCCATGAACCGCTCGAACGCCTCCATTGTGCACTTCTATCGCCTGATCGACGAAGCGCGTCTGCCCCAGCGAGCGGACCGGTCTGCAGCGGGAACACTGCCGATACGAGCATATCGCTACTGCGAGGCGGTGACCGCGGCTGCAGGGTTCGGCTGGTGGATATTTCCACCCACCGATCTGCAGTTCATCTGGGATGGTCACGACATATTTTGGCAGTGCACCGGTTGGGATGATTGGCTGCCCCTCGCGCCTTCGGCGCAGTTTCCGGACTTTTCCGACCGTTTCGACTGCGCAGCACCGGCCTCGCTGGCAGGATGTTCGCCGCCATTTCTGTCGGCGCTGCCGGAACCCGGTACATTGCAGGTCTGGACAGGACTCATGGCGCGATCCGCGCCTGACTGGAGCCTGCTCATCCGGGCTCCGGCCAATCTGCCTTGTCCAGGCGGCTTCACCCTCTACGAAGGCCTCGTTGAGACGGACCGCTGGTTCGGCCCGCTGTTCTCCAATCTACGATTCACGCGCACGAGCATTCCTGTGCGCCTGCGAGCAGATTTTCCGCTCGCTCAGGTCCAACCGCTGCCACGCATCGCCTATGCCGACGCGACTCTCGCGATGACGGAAACTACGGCAGAAATAGCGGGTTTGGCACCCGACGACTGGGCCGACTATCAGGCGTCGATTGCCGTACCCAATGATGATCCCAATCGCAGCTTTGGCGCCTATGCTGTGGGCGCGCGGAAGCGCGCCCGAAGAGGTTGCCCCATTGAGGCGCGAATGGACTGAGGCACCGATCAGGTCGACATCAGCCGCATGCATCCGCCCTTGCGGCCCGCACGGAACAGAAAGTCGACCACGGCACCGACCCCTGGCAGCTGCGGCATTTTCACAACCGACGTAAGCTGCCAGATCTCCTCCACCGCATCGATTGCGCCCAGCAGGACAGGATCGTCACTCGAAATCACCATAACCGGCAGATCGCGGTCGTGGGCTGCGACCGTCATGAGCACGTGACAGCCGTCCTGGCCGGCCCCGTCCATTTCAGCAACGATCGCCATCGGTCGACGCTGGCGCAGGAGCGGCGCGAGATCTCCCTGAGTTGGCACTCGCTCTACCGCAACGTTGAGGCATTCGCAGACACTCGTGAATGCGTTTGACAGTTCAAAATCGTCTTCGACCAGCAGAACAAGCGCCTCCCTGGTCATTTGCGCCCTGCCGCTACCTTGGTCTTGCGGCGCAATACGAGTAGCGAGATTCCTGTCCATGTAGGTCATTGCGCCCCTCGCCTTCCATGAGTCCGATAGCCGTAAGAACGGCCCTGTCTTGAGTTTGGCCGAGCTGGGCAGCCGTTAAAGGGCCGTTACGGTTAGTATATCGTCAAAGTGCAACATTACATCGTTAATGCCGGAACCTGCACTGCTCAACCGCGGTGCAGCGTCACCGTCCAGCGACAGCGGCCGGATTGCAATATCCCACTGATAGCTGTCCTACCGGCATCATCCGACGCATTGCCCTCGAAAGAGATCGAGATGTCATGGTGGTCCGCACCCTGACGGACCAGGTTGCCCACGAGCCTGCCACCATCGCTCACCTCACCATTGATGACGGTCGTACTTTGGAAGGGGTCGAAGCCAAATCCGCGCGCGCCGATCGTCATCAGGCCCTGCACAACCGCACCACAGCCTGGTTGCGCCGGGATCACAGACCCCACCCAGCGTCCCTGTAACCCATGCATCGCGAGGACCTGCCCGGACTGAAGGTACTCGCCCAGATCCTCATGGCATCCACCGGCCAAAAGAGTGATCAACAGCGCCCTGACTGCCATCGCAGATGGGCAACGAAGTCGTCCTGGGATTTTTTTCCGATTCCTCTTGCCCAACCGCCCCAGTTCCTGCTATGCATTTTGGCACAATGGCGCGGTCGACACGCGAGACGCACTCTCAATAGACCGCAGGCTTCGCAACCGCGAAGCTACCGCATTTTCATACGCCCCAACCACTTCTTCGGAACTCCATCGCCTGAAAGATGTCGAGTTCCTCGCGCGATCCACGTCGGCACGCCGAGGAGTTCAACCAGCACCAGACAATCAGCTCCTGTTTGCTCTCCTGGGCCTCCTGGGTGGTGGCGAGGAGCGGACAGACGCCGGCGCCGCACCACCGTCTACTGCTCGAGCGGCTGGACTCCATCTGTCGAGGGGATACTGACCGCCTGATGGTGCTTATGCCGCCTGGATCGGCGAAGTCGACGTACGGATCACTTCTTTTCCCGGCATGGTGGTTCACACAGCACCCGAAGAGCTCGGTCATCGCAACTTCGCACACAAGGAGCCTTGCAGAACACTTTGGCCACCAGGTGCGCGAGTTGATACGAGAATCCGAGGAGCAGCTTGGTTACAGCTTGCAAATCGGCCGACAGGCTGCCGGTCACTGGGAGACCACCGAAAAGGGCGAATACTTCGCAACTGGCATCCGAGGTCCGTTGACCGGGCATCGCGCTGACCTCGTCATCATCGACGATCCGGTCAAATCACAGGCAGAAGCAGACAGCCCAACGCTACGAGAGCGGCTATGGAACTGGTATCGCTTCGATCTGACGACGCGGCTCAAACCGCATGGTCGGATCGTGTTGATCATGACCAGGTGGCACGACGATGACCTGGCTGGGCGCCTGCTCGCGCAGAACGCAGCCGAATGGAACCTGCTGCGGCTTGCGGCACTTGCCGAGGAAGACGATCCACTCCGACGTGCCCCGGGCGACCCGCTGTGGCCAGACTGGGAAGATGAATGCGCTCTACTGCGCAGGCGGGACACGATCGGTGAGCGTGCCTGGTGCGCATTGTATCAGCAATCACCGCGAGCCATCGTCGGCAGTCTGTTCAAGACCGAGCATATCGACCTAATCGATTCCGCGCCGACAGGCTCGGATGCCATGGTGGTACGCGCCTGGGATCTTGCTGCAACCTCAGCGACGGGAGGTAACGACCCGGATTGGACGGCGGGTGTGAAGCTGATGCGGGACGAGCCAGGACGTTACATTGTACTGGATGTGGTGCGTCTCCGTGGGACACCGCACGAGGTTGAGGCCGCCATTACGCGAACCGCACAGATCGATGGCATGTCGGTCAGCATTGGTCTGCCCGAGGATCCTGGACAAGCCGGAAAGCACCAGGCTGCATATCTTGCTGGACGTCTCGCCGGTTATCGCACCGACATCTCGCGCGAGAGCGGCGCCAAGACAACGCGTGCGGCACCGGTGGCGTCGCAAGTTGAAGCGCGCAACGTCGCGATCGTCCGAGCAGGATGGAACCATGAGTTCCTGGAAGAACTGCGAGACTTTCCATTTGGTCGAAAGGACGATCAGGTCGACGCGCTGTCGCGGGCATTCACCATGCTGACGAAGTCCCGAAAACCAGCACGCCGCATCTCCCTGCCTGTCCTCGCACGCTAGCAAATCTGCATTCGATGAAGCCCTATGTTTGAGACGATCTGCTCACTGATCCCTCGTGATCCGCACTATCCGCCACGCGCGCGGACACTCGACATTCTTGGGCGCGTGCTCGATGGCAAGCTGTACGACGTACTACCCTACCAGTTTCATGAGGAACGTGGTGCAGGCGGAGAGTATATTCCGTTGCGCAATCGTCGACCCAGTGTCCGCTATGCGCTGTGCCGGGTTGTTGTTGAAGACAGTGTTTCGCTGTTGTTCAGCGAGGGCCACTTTCCAACAATCGATTGCCCAGATCGAACTATCCGTGCCGCCCTTGCCGATATAGCCAAGGAAAGCCGCCTGAACCTGACGATGACCGAGGCGGCCATGCGCGGCTCTATCGGCTCTGTCGCCGTACTGATGCGCGTCCTGGGTGGGCGCATCTTCTTCGATGTCGTCGAGACGACATATCTGACACCGGAGTGGGATCCGCAGGAGCCGGACACGTTGCTGCGAGTTACCGAGAAATACATGGTATCAGGTAGCCTGCTCGCCGCGGGTGGATATGATATCGCAGATCCTGGATGCAACTACTGGTTCGTCCGCGCTTGGGACGCCGATAGCGAAACCTGGTTCACGCCGCTGCCGGTAGGCAGCACGCTCGAGCCCTCAATCGACGAAGGCCGCAGCGTTCAGCACGGCCTCGGTTTCGTGCCTATGGTCTGGATCCGGAACCTGCCGGGGCCCTCGTCGACCGGCGATGTCGTCGAGGGCGCATGCACCTTCCGTGCCGCGATCGAGACCCAGATTGAGATCGACTACCAGCTCAGCCAGGCTGGCCGCGGCTTGAAATATAGCAGCGATCCAACGCTGCTCATCAAGGAGCCAGCCACCACTGACAATGAGATCATCAAAGGCGCTGGCAACGCTTTAGTCGTCAGCGAAAAGGGTGATGCCCGGCTGCTGGAGATTGGCGGCACCGCCTCCGCGGCTGTCATAGAATACGTGCGAACCCTTCGTGAATTGGCGCTCGAGAGCATACACGGCAACCGTGCAAATGCCGATCGTCTTACAGCGGCTCAGTCCGGGCGAGCTCTTGAATTGATGAATCAGGGCCTGGTGTGGCTCGCCGATAATCTTCGTGTCAGCTATGGCGAAGGTGCGTTGCTTTCGTTGGCCCGCATGATACTGCGCGCCTCCCAGGTGTATCAGCTACGAGCGATGGGACGCGAGCTGCCCGCGCTCGACCCAATGCAGCGCCTATCGCTGAACTGGCCCCGCTGGTATCCGACTACGGCCGATGACAGGCAGAAAGACGCACAGACGCTCAGCACGCTCGCGAATGCAGGACAGATCAGCCGAGAGACAGCGGTAAAGGCCATCGCCGACACCTTCGATATTGAGGATCTCCCCGCGGAGCTCGCCCGCATAGCGGCAGATCGGGACGCTAACGGAAGCAGCTGATGTCAGAACACGGCACGCCCACCGACCCGGACGCCGATCCGGCTGTCGAACTGCGCGTACGCGCCGAATCGCTGGAGCGGCGGTTGGCAGAAGTGGAACAGCACGCGCGCGACCGCGTCCTTTATGCAGAGCTGAAGGTGGAAGCGGTTCGCGCCGGCATTATCGACCTCGATGGCCTGAAGCTGCTCGACTTCACAAGTCTGGAGTTGACACCGGACGGAGAGCTGGCAAACGGGGCGCAACTCATCACTCAGCTGCGCAGGGCGAAGCCCTGGCTCTTCAGCGGCTCGTCATCGTCCAGCGTCGCCAGCCCACCGCCCGCGCAACCTCCACGCCAAAAGTTAGCGACAGAAATGAGCGACGACGAATATCGAGCCGCCCGCGCGGCAATCTTGAAGCAACAGTCATAGAAGGATATGCCCATGGGCATTCAGAATTTCCCCGCCGCCTTGCAACCAATCATCCAACAGGGCTTCCTAGAGCGAGAGTTCCAGCAGGCATTGCAATCGCGGCTCGGTTATCGCGCCTGCGCCGATCGCGTGAAAATCTCGGTGGGCATCGGCGAAACGTTGACCAGGACGCGCGCCGGCTTGAAGCCAAGTATCACGATACCGCTCGCGCCAAGCACCAACACGAACCTCGACAACGGGCTCACACCCACTGGTTGGGGCGTCGAACAGTACACGATCACCATAAACCACTACGCTGCCACAACCGATCTGAATATGATTACGAGCCGGGTTGGCATCGCATCGCAGTTTCTACAGAACGCCTATGTGAACGGCGAACAGGCCGCACGCAGCCTTGATGAACTGGCTCGCAACGCTCTATTCAGCAGCTACTTCGGCGGCAATACGCGCGTACGCACCACGCTTGGCAGCCCGAACACGGTTGTTTCGGTCGACGATGTCCGTGGCTTTCAGAACGCCTTCGTCAATGGCGTACAGCAGATCGTCGGGCCATCGAACCCGCTGACGGTCACCGTGGGCGCCAATGCCTACACGCTGGTCGGTGTCACGGCGGACGTCACGAACGTATCGACTGCTCCCAACGGTGTCTCCGGCACGCTGACCTTCTCGGGCAACGTGTCGGTCTCCGACGGTACAGCGAACAATGCAGTGACGGCCGCCAATGCTTCAGTGATCGTCCGGCCGGCACAGAGGGCAACGACTGCCGCGCTGACAGCTACTGACATGCTGACGATGGCCTGCCTGTTGGACGCCGTAGCTAAGCTGCGGATGAATGCCGTCCCGGAAATCGGCGGCGTCTACAACTGCTATCTGGACCCTGTTTCGGCAAGACAGCTGTTTGCCGATCCCGATTTCAAGCAA